AATATTAATATGCAAGATATGGTAAATTTAAAAAATAGTATGGAAGAGGAATAATGGCGAAAAAGAAACCTGCAAGGAAACCTTTGAATGAAAAAACAAAAGCAACTCTTAGAAAAAAAGCTGCAAAGTCAAAATACACTTACGGACAGCTCGCAAGAGTTTATAGGCGTGGACAAGGAGCATATTTATCATCAGGTTCTAGGTCAGCTTCCATGGCTGCTTGGGCTATGGGGAGAGTTAATAGTTTTATTAGGGGTGGTCATTCTCAAGATAATGACATAAAGAGAGGCAAGAGTGCCAAGAAAAAAAAGTAAAAGAAAGGTCAAATATGAGAAAGGTGTACCTGCTAAGTATTTACAGAATAAAAGAAACTCTAAAGCGTCTGTGGCACGTGAAATTCGAAGTACAGCTAAGGCTTATAAAGAAGGACGATATATAGATTTAAAAGCTGTACAAAAATCTAGAGCTGTAAAAAAAAGAAAAAAAAGATAATGGAAGAAAAAGAAATAGAATATTCAGGTAATCCTAACTGGGCAGGTGATGATTGATGGCACAAGTTAGTTGGATGTGGAAAGGCAAAAGATATTATGGAACTCTTATTAGAGAAACTAAAACACATAAGTTTGCTAGAACTAAAAATGGTAAGATTAAAAAAATAGTAAAGAAGAAAAAGAAATGAAAGTAAAAGGCGTAGATATATCAAAACTTACTAAGTCACAACAAAATGCTATGAAGAAACATTCTAAGCATCATACTAAAAAACACATGCAGTATATGTATAATAGTATGAGAAGAGGAGCTAGTTTTAATAAAGCTCACGTTAACGCACAGAAGAAAGTAGGTAAATAATGCCAAAGGGTAATGGAGAATATTCAGCAGCTCAAAAAAAGATTGCAGCAGTTGCACCACCTTTTGATAAGATTACTGGAGCTGATTTTAAAAAATTACGTCAGAACGGTAAAAGAAAACCAAAGATGAGCTAATGCCACATAATACAGAACGTAAAAAGAATTTACTTAAAAAACACGGACTTAAAGGTGTCAACAAACCTAAACGTACACCTAAACATAAAACTAAATCACATATTGTTTTAGCACAAGAAGGTCATCAACTTAAACTAATTAGGTTTGGTCAACAAGGAGTATCTACTGCAGGTAAAAAACAAGATGCAAGGTCGAAGGCAAGGAGAAAGTCTTTTAAAGCTAGACATGCAAAAAATATCAAAAAAGGTAAAATGTCTGCAGCATACTGGGCTAACAAGGTTAAATGGTAAATGTTGTATGTATAGCAGACGACTGTAATAATTCTTTACCACCAAACGCTACAAAGTATTGTTCTAAAAAATGTTATAGAAGAATATCTATGCGTATTAAAAGAGCAAAAGACAAAGGTGAAGAATATAAACTACCTATCAAAGATGTAAATCAACCACAAGCTGCAACAGTAAGACGTGGACAATATTATGAAAAATTTATCAATGAAGGTTATGCATTAGAACTTTTAAATGGAAAGATTACTAGACAAGAAGTTGCTTCAGGTCTAGGTTGTACTGTTGGTAATGTAGCAAGACTTATGGCTGCATATCGTGAAGATATTGAAATAGAAGCAGCAACACAAAATTGGGAACTATCTGATGATGCAAAGCAATCACTAAAAGAGTTCAAAGGTTTTAGAGATAGATACTTTCTTACAGAACTAGGTGTACCTTTTGAAACAGCAGACTTTCACAATAAATGGATTAAGTCTATAAATAAAGCATTACTTAATGGTGGACAACAAATGATATTATCACCACCAAGGCATGGCAAAACAGAATTACTTATACACTTTGTAGTTTGGCTTATATGCAGAAATCCAAACATCAGAATACTTTGGATAGGTGGTAATGAAGATATTGCAAAAAACTCTGTATCTTCTGTTCTTGACACTTTAGAGAATAATGAAAAACTAAAAGAAGATTTTTGTGGACCTAATGGTTCATTCAAACCAGCTACAAGAACTGGTAAATCATGGTCACAAAATGGTTTCACAGTATCTACAAGGACTGTTTCAGGTATAAAATCACCTACAATGGTTGGTTTAGGTAGAGGTGGTAAGATTCTATCTAGAGACTGTGACATTATTATTGCAGATGACATTGAAGATTTTTCATCAACTATGCAACCTGCATCAAGAAGAAATACAAAAAACTGGTGGACAACAACATTAGGTTCTAGAAAAGAAGAACATACAGCAATGGTTGTTATTGGCTCAAGACAACACCCAGATGATTTATATTCAGCATTATTAGAAAACGATGCATGGGAAACAATAGTAGAAGAAGCTCACGATTCTATGTGTGTAATACCAGAGTTTGAAGAAGAAGACCATAAAGATTGTATGTTATGGGAAGACAAAAGAAGTTTTAAGTGGCTTATGAATAGAAAGCGTGATGCTATGACTACTGGTGGTGTACAAAGATTTGAAATGGTATATCTGAACAAAGCACAAGCTAAAGGTTTATCTTTGTTTAATCCTGAAGTAATCAAAGAATGTTACGACCAAAATATAGATTTAGGTAATGTACCTCAATCATCTTATCTTGTAGCAGGACTTGACCCAGCTGCTACAGGTTATCAAGCAGGATTTTTATGGGCAGTAGAAACATCTGCTGATGATATTAAGTTACAAATGGTAGATATGGAGAATCAACAAGGTGGTGGTCTTGAAGAAGCACGTAATCTTATAAAGAAATGGTTTGATATGTATGGTTGTTATCACTGGGTTATAGAAGAAAATGGTTTTCAGAAAGCTATACGTCAAGATGAAACTACAAAACAATTTGCAAATATGCATGGCATAAAATTAGAAGGACATGAAACACACAAAAACAAGTGGGACGAAAGATTCGGTGTTACAGCATTAGCACCAATGTTTGCAGAAAACAAAATTGTTTTACCTTTTTACTCACCAGAAGCACAATCTAAGAGTATTGCATACACAAAACAACTATCATATTTTGCTTCAAAAGGCAACAAAAACTCTTATAAAAGTGATATAGTTATGGCAAGCTGGTTTCCAATGAAAGTTATTAGAAACTTGCAGAAACTAACATATGCAGATATGGGATTAGATTACACTCCTAGTTATGAGGGTTACAATATGTTAGACTTAAATGACATACCATGGAGTTAATGTGACACCTGACCAGATTATAGACAGAGCAGTTTATCTTAAAAAGATGCATGACGACTCTCTTTTAGATAGAAGTAGATTTAGAAATATTTTAAATGGTGGTGAGCATGGTATAAGAGATTTACTAGGTGCAGGTATGGATAGTATGGATTCTTATACTTTACCAGCACCAAACCTTTTACTATCTGCTTTAGATAGACTTGCACAAAAAATTGGCAAAGTTCCAACATTAGATGTGCATATTACAAATGCTAGAGATAGTCAAAGAAATAAAAGTAAAAAAGATAAATTAGAAAGAATTGTTACTGCATTTGACAAAATGCAAAGATTAGATTTACAACTTCCACAAGTAGCTAGATGGCTACCAGGATATGGATTTGCAGTTTGGGTAATTACATCAAAACCAGATGCAAATGGAAATATGTATCCTTGTGCAGAATTACGCAATCCTTATGATTGTTTTCCTGGATATTATGGAAACATGCAAGAACCACAAGAACTTGCCATAATACAAAAAGTTCCTGTAAAAAATCTTATATCTATGTATCCAGAACTTAAAGCATATTTTGAAGCTGACAATAAAGAAACACAAGAACAGTTCTATAACATTTCTTACAATCAATATACAAATGATGGTAGTTGGGAAAATACAAATGAAAGTGGAGAAGTAATTGTAGAATACATGAATGCTGAAGGAACTTATATTCTTCACCCTGCATCTAAAAAAATTGTAGACTTTGTTCCTAATCCATTAAAATCAGGTCCTGCATTTGTTATTGCAAAAAGATTTAGTTTTGATAAATTACAAGGTCAATTTGACCAAGTCATAGGACTTATGGCATCTATGGCAAAAATAAATATTTTATCTGTAATAGCTATGGAAGATGCAGTATTTACAGAAACAAACATTATTGGAGAACTTGAGTCAGGACAATATAGAAAAGGTAGAAACTCTATAAATTATTTATCTCCTGGTTCACAAGTTGTTAAACCTGTCAATAATTTACCATATCAATTATTTGAGTCTGTTGGTAGATTAGAAAGACAGTTAAGAGTTGTCGCAGGTTATCCTGTACAGGATGATGCAATATCACCAAATTCTTTTGTTACAGGTCGAGGACTAGAGGAACTTGAAGCAGGCGTTGGAGCAATGGTATCTGAATACCACACAATACTTGAAAATGCATTACAAGAGGTAGATTCAAAAAGATTAGAGTTAGATGAAACTTTATTTAGTAAAAAAAGAAAACCTATAAGTGGTACGTACAAAGGTGCATCTTTTTCAGAAAGTTACACACCTGCAACTGATATTGATAAAAATTATGTTACAAAAAGAAAGTATGGTGCAATGGCTTCATTCGATGCACCTAATAAAATTATTACTGGATTGCAATTGTTACAGGCAGGTATTATAGACAAAGAAACTATGCAACAGGAAATGGATGGTTTAGAAAATCTTAGTCAAATAAACGAAAGAATTACTAAACAAAAAACTGAAGAAATATTATTTTCTATGTTGTTACAACAATCACAACAAGGAGATAAAGGTGCAATGATGGCTGTAGTTGAAATCTATAACAATCCAAAAGATATTGGAGACATTTTAGAAAAATATTTTACAGCTAGTGGTGAAGAACCTAGTCCACAAGAACAAGCTGTGTTACAACAAGCACAACAAGTTCAACAACAAGGACCACCAAATCTTGCAGCATTGTTAGGAGGAGCAGTTGGATAAATCAGAAAACTTTGAGTTTGCACAAATAATTGCAAACAACTATACAGCAGATGAACAACCTATGTGGGAAATGTATTCTGATGCTTTTAATGAAGGACTTTTTAGTCAACAACAAAAACCAAGTTACATTATTGATGCAATAACAATAGCTTTTATTCCAAGTTTAGGAAGAATAGATTTGTTAGTTGTACCAGAAGATTTTGATTATGGAGATTTAAATGACCAGATTTAATCCTACAACAAATAAAGCACAATTTGAATCAGAAAGTTATGGACAAGGAGAAGAGTTAAATGCTCTACAAAACTCTGCTGAAATGTTTGTTGATGAAGTACAAGAAACACAAGGCAATCCAAGAATGAATAGAGTTAGAAAATTTATGCAACCAGGTAAATCTATTTTTGATACTCCTACAAACTTACCTGGTGAAGATGTATCAACAAGTCAATATAAGGCAGCTTCAGGGCAACCTATTTATGATGCGGACATGGTATTAAGAAGAATGGCAAATGTGTTACAGAGTAAAGAAATAATAGCATTAATGAATGATGGGACAGCACAATCTGAATCTGAACGATTTCAGATATGACCGCTTTCAGGTGGAACTGGGTAGCTCCCTGGCAAGAAGACCAGGATGATATATACAAAGAAGAATTACTAGGACAAGCACAACAGATAGATAATTTCTTTGCTAACAATCCATCAATACCTTATAACATGTCTGAGATATCTAAGACTTATGGTTTCTTACCAAAAGATGTACAAGTTGCAGGTGCATTAATGGGATTAACAAAAGACTCACCAGAATTTACAAGTATTGTAGAAAGATTTCTAGAAAAAGAAACATCATGGTGGGAAGGTGTAAAAGCTGCAGGAAGAGGTGCTATTAGAGGTGCAGTAGTTGGAATGGAGTCTGCATCACAGTTTGTTAAAAAATATGGACAAGCAGGTATGAAATATTACGCTGCAAGAAAAATGAATCCATTACTTGCTTTTACAGGTATAGGCACATTAGTACCATTACTTGACCCTAATGGTAGAAATGAGTTTGTACAATCTTTAAAAGACCAAGGACCTACAGTTGCTACTAGAGCCTTTCAAGAATTACGTCAAGGAAGAAAAGTAAACTTAGGTGAAGGATATTTTGGTAATTCAACAGTTGCAGAGAATACAGAAGTATATAAAGAGTTAGTTGGTAGAGGTGCAAATCCTGATGAAGTAAAACAAATCATACAAGAATATTATGGTAAACCAATTACACAATTAGAAATGAATACAAGAGAAGGTCATGCAGGTACTTATAGAGGTAGAAAAGGTACTGTTAAATTATCTCCTGGTCGTGTAGCTGCTGTTGAAGTATTTGAACCAGGAACAAAATCATTTAATTTATTATCAGGAATTATTGATGGAGTTTATACAGTACTTACTGACCCTTCAACTTATGCTGGTGGTGCATTAGCAAAAGCTGGTGCAATGAAAAAATCTTTTAATCTTACCGAAACTAAAAAAGCAAGTGGACTTATTGATGGTGTTGTTAGAAAAACAGTTAAGATACCAAAAGCTAGAGAGTTTTATTTTGAAACAAAAGCTGGTGATGATATTGCAGATTTGTTTGCTCAAGCGGATACATACGATGAAGTACAAATATTATTAGGTGGACAAGGTAAATCACTTTCAGATAAAACAATAGCAAGAACAGCAGGTGGAGCAAAACTTTATAGGAGATTAAGAGATACTAAAGACAAACAAGCAATAAAAAATATTCTTGTTAATGCTGCTGAAGACCCTACTGCAGATGCTATGAAAAGACTTGACCCTACATCATTAGTATTTAATGGTTCATTGTCAAAAGCTGCAGCAAAATTTGTATATGGTGATAAAGCATCAGCAGTTGGATTCAGAACTGCAATGAAATTAAACAGCAAAAATAGTGTTTTTGAAAGATTGTTTAATGTTTTTCCTGCACCAAGAATACAAACAGATGATTTAAATAGAACATTTTTTGAACTAAAAGATTTTATGAAGTTTGCAAAAGTTGATGATGATATTGCAACAAAAGCATTAGATAGAATAGTTGACGCTATGGATGACGAAGTAATACAAGCTCTTGAAGGAGGTCCTGCATCACTCCAAAAATTAAATATGATGTTAGATATATACGGAGGTGAAGGTGGTGTTCTTAGACACATCATGGATAAATTCGAAGCTGTAAATATTCCAAGAGGTGTGGTAAATCAAGTTGGTAAATTAGTCGCTAGTGTAGATGAAGCTAATAAATATTTTTATAGTGCATATGGCGAAGAAGCGTGGAACTTACAAAAAATTGACATATTAGATAAAGGTAGAAATAATTTAGATAATGTTTCTTTTAACATGGAACAAACCTTAGATATTATTGATGAAATAATAAGTAACTCTAATTTTAAAAAGTCTGGAAGATTAAGAACTATACAAGATATAAAAGATGACTTTTTATCTAAAGTTGATTCAGCACAAAGAGTACCAACAGATTTAGCAGAGGCAGAAATCTTACCTGCAAAAGTTATATCAAATGGTGGTAGAGGTACAGAAATACAAGCATTAAGGGTTGCAAAAGAACTTGATATAGAAACAGGAGGTACAGGAACTCCTGGTTTTGGAGACTCTGCACAAACTAAAACAGGTAGTTATGGGCTTCACGAAGCAGAACTAATAGATTATGGATTAACAGATGATGCAGCAAGACAAGTTGGATTTATTGATGAAACAATAAAAAGAACTGAAAGTGAAGCAGTATTTAAAAATAAAAGAGTTGGAGCTTTAACTACAACATACAATAGATTAAAACAAAGAGTTGCTGAAGACAAAGCAAGAATAAAAGGGTTAGAAAAAGCATATAAAGAATTAGAGTTATCTCCAGTAAGAGATGATTTAAAAATACAAAATAAATTACAAGCTGGTTATATTGCAAGAAAAGCATTAGATGCCGATGATGTAAGAATAAAAAATGGAGATGCTCCTGAATTATCTATTGGTGCAAGATTAGAGCTAGAATCTAAAGCAGCAATACTTAGATATGCAACAAACTTAGTAGAAGAAGGTCCAAATAAAATATTGCAATATGATAGTTTTGATATGCCTGGTTATCAAAGAGCATATAAAAACTTACAAAAAAGAATTAATACTGAAAAACAAGCTCTTGCAAAACACGAAACACAATTACAAGCACGTCTTAATGACATAAATGATGACTCTGCTGTAAAAAAATTAGAGGCATTACAACGAGAAAGAAATAGATTAACTTCTGAAAATATAAATGACAAGATGCCAGCTAATAAATATTTTGTTGCAAGAAGTCAAAAGAATATTGATGATGCAGATATTACTATTGCAATAATAGATTCTGTTACTAATCCAGCAGGTAAAGGAACTACTGGTGCAATAAACTATGCAAGAAAAGGTAAGTGGTCACAAGCTAAAATACCTGAGCAAGGTGTATATCAAGGTAACAGACCATTAGTAATAGTTGATACCGCACAAAAAATAGATAATAAATTTGTTCAAGAAATACATGAATTAATTAAAAAATATCCAACTGTAAATATTATTGGACCTAGAACAGGAGATGCATCAAAAATAACTCCTGTACTAAAAACTTTATTTACAAAAACACAAGATGCTTTTGATACTAAAGCAGGATTTAAAGTATTTAAAAATGCAAAAGTATCTCCAAACCAAATACTTAATTATTTTTCTGACATAACAACAGAAGATGATGTATTGACAACAGCTACAAATACTTTAATGAAACGTGCTAATTTTGGTGAATTAGAATCAGTTGTTGGAAGACCTACGGCACATTTAATTTCAGAGTATTTAGCATCAGGTTCATTACCTTTACCAGATGCAAGATTATTTTTAAGAGTGTTTTCACCAGCAAGAGAGTTTTGGACAAGAATAATTCCTAGTTCTAAAAGACCAAGAGTAACTTCTGCAAGAAAAACTGTTGACTTAGAAGATGGAAGAGAGTTTGAAGTTTCTGAATTTGAAGAAATGTTAGCAAAACCAGTTGCTGAATTATTTGAATTGCAAACAAATGACCAAAAAGGTATAACAGATTGGTTGAAGATGACTGTTAAAACTGCAAGAAAAAGATTCGATTTATCTGCAGATGACACAGATGCTAATGCATTAGTTCAAGGTTGGTTATCTAAGCTAGGAGATAACTATATGAATAGAGCTTGGAAACCATTCATACTTATTAGAGGAGCATGGACAGCCAGAGTTGTTGGTGAAGAACAAATTAGAATGTGGGCTGCAGATTTAGATAATGTATTTACACACCCATTGTCAGCATTTGCTTGGATATTAGGTAAAGATAGACAATCTGTTTTAAGAAGAGTAAGAGGATATGAAGACCTTGATATAGATAGAACAATTCAAAGAGGTATGTTTAGCATACGAGATAATGAATTGTTAGGTGATAGTATTTATCACAAATCAAGTATGTCTATGTCACATAATGGTATTTTAGATGGAGATAAACTAAAAAGAACTTTTGCTTTTAAAAGAGTTGAAAAAGGTAAAGAGGGATATCACGGAGCTGCAACTTCAGAAATATTTCAATTAGTAGATGACCCTATTGCTGCAGAAATAGCAACACTCAAAGGAAGTGTTGATGATATAAAATCTGGGCTACAAAATATAAAAGATAGATTTTGGAATGAAGATGGAGACTTAAGTAGTTGGAGAACAGCTCTAGCTTATGGTTCTGATGAGGCAGGAAAATATCAAAAAATAAAAATATTAAATGATAGAAAATGGGCTGATGATTATATTGACTCCGTAGCAGCTAGAGTTCATTATAAAACAGGTGGAAAGTATAGAGTTACAGAAGTAAAACCAGATGGTACACGTGTAGTTTTTGAAGATATGGAAGGTATGACAAGAGTCAGAAAGTCTCCACAATCAGAAATAGAATTTGAACTTATTGAAACTGGAGATGCAGAATTATTAGAGCATATATCTAGAGGTAGAAATGCTATAGATGATAAAGCAATACTTGTAGATATTGATGGTAAAACTGTTGCCATAGGAAGAAAAGCTAGTATTGCAAATAAAAAAGCATATACAAAATGGCTTGCTAAAAAAGACCCTTATACACAAGCACATGTTATGAAAAAATCTGTTTTTGATATGGATGCAGATAGAGTTAGTTCTTATGATGCTGCTGTAGAAAGATTATTTAGTATTGTTATGTCAGCACCTACAAATAGACTTTCACGTTCTCCTGCATTTAGACAATTCTATTGGAGGTTTATAGAAACTAACATTGCTTATTTTGATGATGGACTTAGACAACAGATTAAACAACAAGCAAAGGCTTCTAACTTACCAAAGAAATTTATAAAATCACTTGATACAACAGGTAAGGTATCAGCAGATGAAGGTAAACTTCTTAGGTTAGCTGACTTAGATGCTTTAGATGATACAGCAAAAGCATATGCATTAGCAGAAACACAATCACTTCTTTATGACTTAAACAGAAGACACGTTGTTTCTGATATGTTACGTTTAGCATTTCCATTCGCAGAAGTATATATAGAAATAATGGGTACTTGGTCAAGATTATTAAATCAAAAAAAATTCCTTGCAACAAGAAAAATTACAAGGGGTATTGATGGTGCAAGAAAAGCTGATTTAAATAATGATGACGAAGGATTCTTTCATACAGATGCTATGACAGGAGAAGAAATGTTTTTCTTTCCTGGTTCTGAGTTTTTAACAAATTGGATGTTTGAGGGTAATAGAGATTCAAGGACAATAAAAAACCCTGTAACAGGAGAAGAACTTGCTGCTCCAGATGCAAAAATAAATCTAAAAGGTTATGTATCTTCTTTGAATATGATTGTAGGTAATCCTGCTCCTGGTCTTGGACCTTTAGTTGGTATACCTGCATCAAAGATATTACCTGAAACAGAATTAATAGACAAAGTATTCTTTCCATATGGAAGAGAAACAAAAAGTGCATTAAGTCCAGCTACATATGCAAATGCACTTATACCTTCTTGGGCAAAAAAAGCAATGTCAATGGGTGCATCAGACCCTGATATGCAAAGAGGATTTGCAAATACTTACAAAGATGTAATTAAGATGTTTGTTACTACAGGATTATATGATGATTCTACACCAGCTAAACAAGCAAGAATGTTAGAAGAAGCTAAAAAGACAGCTATGTTTTTGACTGCAGCAAGAACTTTTATACAGTTTGCTGCTCCTACAGGTGCAGTTATTAGATATGATATTGAAGTTGCACCAGGAGGACAATTATTCGTAGACCCTTTACAAACAAAAGGCGATGACCCTAAACATCATTTTTATGGAATGTCAATACTTACAGATGCATATTACAGAATACTTTCAAAATATGGAGGAGACCAAGTTCTTGCTACAAAAGAATTTGTTAATCAGTTTGGATTAGACCCAA